GTCGTTGGCTACATTGCGACGAGACTCGGTCTTTGGACCGAAAAATACTTTTACAATTTTATTCAACATATATAATACAACAAATAGGGCTGAGGAAGTAACTCCGATATAGACACTCAGACGAGCATAGTAATGCTGTCTAATCAACGAGTGCTGACGGAAATGTTGCTCAACTAAACGATTACGTTCCCTAATACAAGCTAGTTTATAACACACTAGCGCACTAACAAAAGGCAATACAAGAGTGCATACAATAGGAGCAACAAAGGCTCCAACACTCATGCCCAAAAACATTAATAATACATACAAAGGTTTAGTCTCCGAACGATATACTGTGCCAATGGAGATACTTAACAAACCTGCAAACAAATACAAAAATTTCAAGTCAATAGTAACAAATAACAAATAAAGGCACGATAGCGTGCCCACAAGGTTGCGTTGCATAATGATCCACATCAAAAGTCTGAATACGTAGGTCATGGAGTACCGAGCCATCATGGCTCGGGTCCACTTCCCATGTAGAATATCAGTCATGGCTAACGCTGATTCATCGGTACTGTGATACCAAGATTGAACCGCTCCTTGTGCTTTCCCTAGGCCTTGCAAAAACTGGCCATAATACTTATCGAGGCTTGGTAATGCCTCAGCTTGGACGGGAGATTCACTGCAAGTACATGCGATGTAATCCAAGCTACACGTGCTACAAACACACTCCTCACTATTCCTCATCTTATGTTGAGAGGTACTGCGTTCCCATTCCTTGGTTAAGTACGATTTAATGTACACCAAGGCGCAGTGGAGGTCACATTGCCCGTCGATCTTCCAATCTTCAATGATCTTCCAATCTACCTGTCCCTTAGAATAACTCACCGGGACCTTCAGAACTACCTCATAAATTTCTTTCTTGGGTTTTCCATCTTCGAATATGGGATGATAGCGGTCTAGAACACCAGAGGTGCCCACACAATATTCATCCTTTACCTTGAGGGATACTACCAGGCCGAAACGACGCAGGAGACTTTCTGGGCTTGCAGAGCTGAGTTGGCTCATACCCAAATCTTCGGCGTTAGTGGTAAACACAGCACCAATGTTAGAGTACTTATGCTTGTTCTTCTCATCTACAGAGGCTTTAGGAATACACTCTCTGCTGACGTTGACTATATCGAGGATAGACTTTGTTTCCAACTTGATATTTCTATCGTTGGCCAAGTCGTCATAAATAATGACCTCAGTCTCCGTCGTGATTGCTGGCTCGAACTTTGGATCTCCTCCACGGTTCTTAATCTTATCAGCGTTCATGTTACGGCCCGCAATGGACTGCATGATTTTACCGACATTGGTGGCCAGCGTAGACTTACCGCACCCGGCAGGTCCCACCAGAGTCACAGCCATAGGCTGCGGCTTTGTGTTGTCTGGGTTTAACTTCTCCAGAAGAATGGACATACAATGGTTGAGACGAGCAAGGTAGCGCACCATAGTGCCTTTTACAGCACCTTGAGTTGTGGTGGCAATTTCCTTGTTAGCTCTTGCTATTAGTGTAGAGCACTCGTCACGCATGTCTGCTGTTGTTTTATTTATCTCTTGGAGGTACAACGGGTTTGCCTCCATGCGCTCGAAAGTCGCACTGAATTCAGCGTAATCATTCTCGAATATAAGTGCAGCAGGCAACTTAAAGCTAATCTTGGAGAATTCTCCTTTGATCATATGCTCATAGTTTAATGCCATATAGTCGAATAGACGGGCTACACATTCGGATGCTCGCTTAAGTCCTCGCCTCAAATCTGAATGAGGGGACAGTAGATCTTGGTTGACCACTTCGATGATTTTCGTAAGGGTCTTAGTGTTCCTGAGTTTGGAACTAAGCTCGTGGATCAGCAAACATGTGGAGGAGACAGATGTCAACTCAAACAAAATGTTCACAATGTTCCGGTTATCCTTGAAATCAAGAAGTCCCCAGAACTTAGATACAGAATTCTCTGCACCTTCCGCACGAACGAAATATTTTTGTAGTGAAGTGAAATACTGCACCACGGTTTTTTGTACCAGAGATAAAGCTTCCGGCACGAAGCTGAAGTCGAACAAAGATGTCATCATGTCTGTAAATCCTACGGAAAGCGACAGGAGATTATCAGTCTCCTTTGTACGCAAGTAAAAATTATATACAGACAGGAGGGCTTTTAAAAGACTACCCTCCTTGTTCTTAACACAAGAGTATGTTTTGACAACCACGTCGAACATCATTGAGGAACGATGATGAGACGTTTTTGAGGTTGATAAACTGCTCGATAGAAAGTTCAGGAACTAAATCGCTCAAGAACTTGATAGTGCTGACTGCGTAGTCAGT